TTTTCTAACTCTTATCGCTGCACCTGCATAATCTTTATCTAATTTTCTTAAAGAATAAGCAGCAGCGGAATTAGGAAAACTATCCAATAATAAATCCCCTATCAAAGGTGCAAACGGCACATAATTCGCGTGCGCCTTAATAACCATTTGCGCATTAGCACCTACCGAAAGAAAAACTAATATGATTAAAATATATCTCATTGGCGTTTTCTATATCCGAGTAATGTTAATGTGAAATATGTCGGCTTTGTAGCCACCGCACTTGTACGTACAAATACCCATACATTCGGCGGTATCTTATTATTTGTGAATGATGTTACGTTTGTCGCTCCGATTGTACCCGTTACCGATGTGCCGCCTGTTACAAGTATCGTTGCACCTGCTGTTACATTTAAGCTATCGTTCCAATATACTTCTGTTGTAATACTTGGCGAAGTACCCAACACCCCTGCTCTCATTTGTGTAATTATTAAAGTATCGCTCCCTGCATTGTAAAAGCTACCGTACACAGCCGATGTACTGAATGCAGCCGTATCGCCTGCCGCACCACTACCCGCACCGAATACTGCCAATGGGATAGTATCTAAAATAAGTTGATAAGTCGCAGCGGCAACGTTTGACCTTAAATAAGGTGAAAGCATCGCAGCCGTATCGGTAACATTTAAAGGAGTATATCCCAAAGCAGTTGCAACGCTTTTATTCTCCCAAAGTTGTGTTGCTGATGTATAGGCAAGCACCTGATTATTTGCAAGGCTTGTAAACTTCACATCGTGTATCTCATTCATTTCAACACCATTTTGCGGCTTGACATATATCAAACCATTGCCAGCGTTCGCTCTTTCAACTACCCCCACAAATACCGAATGATAAGGGGCTTCAGGTTTAACCTTTGTAAACCCACCCGCCACGCTATCAAGCCAAAGAATATCCCCCGGACTATATGCCCCTAAATTAATACCACTCACCTGCCCCTGCGTTGTAACCCATCCCGCCTGTCCGGCTGCAATATCTGCCCTCACTATTCCCAAAGTTTTACTGCTAAACGTATCGCTTGTATTCTTTGCTAATTTAACCGCTGCCCTGTCACCACTTGCACCAAAGATATAAACCACTTGCCCCTTTGTGATCGTAACCGCTTCGGCATTGGTGACGTATGCTTTTACAACGGTTGCCGTGTCTGTATTGCCAATATCAACAATACCGTTTTGAGATGATAGTGTGGTTGTCCCGTTTACCCGAACCCCTACGGCTAAGTTGCCACTCGTATCCGGGAAAGTATTTGTACGAACGCCTGACCAAACTCTGTGCTCAATATTTTGAGCGTTTATCTTTGTATATGTTGATGCAAAATTACTGCCTAAATTTATAAAGCCAACGCGACCACCAGTGGGTCCGCCTGAAGTGTAACCTAATTTTGAATATTCACCTAAGCCACCTGAAAACATTATGCTATCAGATGTAGTTTTGCCTGCCGTTGTAACCTGCTGAAGTGTTGGCGTTGCACCACCACCAACCTGCCGCCATTGACTTCCAGTCCAAACGTAAACAGAGCTGTCTATAAGATTATAACGGATGCCGCCTGTATCGCGCCCTGTAGTTGCCGTAATCTTAGGGATGTTTAAATTACTATTGAATTTGCCCCCTATCCATTGATAATAATTATTGAAAGGGGTGTAAAGTTTCCCGTCAATAGTTTGTGCCTTGCCGACCGCAGCAAAGCATACCAATAAAATACTAAATATAAATTTGTATATTTTCGCCATCATTAGCCCCTCCGTTATTAATTGTGATTGTTTTTGTTGATGCATTGTGTGAAATATAACGTCTATCTGATCGCACCTGATAGGTTAAAATCAACCCATCTATAAATACCAAAGGCGGCACAGTCAAGGCATTATTTTGATATGTCGTATCATCCTGCTCCATAGGCTGCCCTGATCCGACAATAAAATCTATTACTTTTGTCATTCTACTTTCATTTATTGTTATTTCGTGATCGGGCAGCTCATAGTTACTCGGAAGGTCGCACACATCATAAAGAAAGGGCACTTCAAGATCAATGCTAAATGTAACCCCCGCCACAATATCCTCAAACCTATCCTCAAAAAACTCGAAGGTAGTGCTGCGCGTAAACCTCCACGGCTGCTTATCCCATCCTATCTGACCTACCAAATCATTGGCAACCTGCTCCATATCGCTCTGCACTTCCATCTCAGTAGTATGCAAAACAATATCCGCAACCGTTACCTGCACCGTGTGCGTCTTTATCTTACCCTCCGTTGAGCTATTACCCATTGTCATAAACACCGCAGGGTAAGTCACGTCCTTCACCTCATTATGCAGAAAGTAGTCAGGATTGACCACCTTTGCCGTCCTTACCTGACGATGGCTTGCCGCTATGTTTTTGAGCTTTATCGCTATTTGGTTTCTTGTCATGCTTTGCAAAATAATCTTTTAACTTTTTGATAGTCTTTTTACTATACATTTTTGAATGGTTTTTGACAATCTTCGCAATTCTTGAATTCATCGTAAGGCATCCCTAAATAAACACCCGGAAAATAGGCATCTCTCTTAGGCACTATCGTATCCGCACGATCCCCCGGATTGATATACAAGGGGAACTTCGCGTTATTGCTCTCCTCAATTAAATACTTTGCGAGGCGTTGTCCGTAAAATTCAGCGCGGCTTTTGAATTTGTTTTTCAGATCAATAAGCTCACTCATTGATACATTTTCGCTCCCCTCATTCGTCTTTTTAAGAACGCCCTTATTCCAATACTGATGCGTTAAAGTATCTGTAAGCTCCGCTACAACGTAATAAATAAGGCAATCCCTAACATAGCTTTTTAGCAAAGTAACTTCATCTGCTGTCAGGTTGTTATTGTCGATCCCATCCTGCAAACGCTCATAAAGTCCAGATCCTAATAAAGGCAATATGTACATATCTTGACAAACCTTTATTTCAGGAACGATCATTTTGCTATCTATGTTTGAGTGGATTTGCGTCCGCTCATAAATATTCTCAGGGCTTATAAATAAAATATCTTTCATTCTTTATTTTTTACGAACTACGAAATTTTGTACCCATCTATGCCGGCACGAAGGCGATGCCACACCGTTTGGCTTAGTCCACCATCCGCCCCTGCGATCCCAAACGCTATAACCTAACCTTTGGCTCATTGTTTCAATATCGGAGCGCGAATAGAATTTATCCATATCCAAAAGCCTGCGGCAAAAATCCCTGTTCCGGTTGTCGCGCGGACCTTCATAACTATACATAATCCTTTGCTCTAAGGTGCGCGGCGTTCTATCTGTAATTTCGCTCAAAGGTTTTGGCAAAGTACGCTCTATGATTTCATCAACCCCTACCTTACTAATTGTAGCCAGTATTATGCCGCTTTCTGTAAGCCCCTCAATAATACTCACCACCTCATCAACAGGCATCTTTAAAGCCCTCCCAATGACTTGAGGCGTTATTCTTTTATCCTTTTTAATTAAGTCCAAAACATTCACCTCCGCTTGCGTAAGCTCTTCCTGAAAATTAAACCGCGCGCGGGATGCGATCACATTAAACTGATCTTTGCTTTCACCGTGCGCGGCAAATTCGTGAAGCAGCAGCTCATCCTGATCTTGAGCCGAAAACTCCATTTCGTTGTCCAGAGAAAGCATTATGCTAATTTCATCATCCGATAAACCAAGTGAAGATTTAAGCAATAACTTAGCCTGATCCTTATTTATTTTGCCTTTCTCGAAATTGCGAATGATACGATTTACCCCCTGCCATTGCCGCCCTGTTAGGTTTTTCAAATTCTCATTGACCTGCATTTCAGATTGTGCAGGAGCGGATGCAGGTTGCACAGCCGCTTGTGCTTCTGGATATTTCGTTAAATCAATACCTATCTTCTCAAGTATCCACGCTTTCGGAGCAACCTCTTTAATCGTTGCCTCACTAAACTCAAATCCAATAGGCTCAATCGGAGCAATCACCATTTCGTCCTCAATGCCCCATAATTTGCTGATCTCAGTAAATAATGTTTCGAGTGATCTTTGTTTATCATTGACATAAGTGGTCTTAAAGATTTCGAAGCTGTCGCGGATCTCAGTGCGTCCACCCAATTGACCTTCGGTCTTAATTCCAAATAAAATAGGAGAGGTTACTTGATGCCCAACGAATATCTGCTGCTCTACGGTCTTATTGAGTATATCAAAATGCTTATCTAAATCCGTATTTGATAAGTCCAGCACCGTAGGAGCTTTCGCAGGATCGTCACTAAATGATAAAACAATACCTCCCGCATTTTCGCTCCCCGTAAATTTCTTTTTGAATTTAGTCTCAACAACTTGCTGCTCCTCAGGTGAAGGTTTACCCTCATTGAAGTTTATCAACTTGCTGCTGAACATACCATTCTTTATTGTGCTCAAATGGTATTTGCTTAACTCAATGTCAATCTCGATCCAGTTCAGAGCCCCTATGTAATTAGGATATGAGTAAATATCCAAACCCGGTCTGTATTCCTTATAGCAAAGAATCTGCTTGCCTTGCTTCACCGCAGGGTTATATGCCGCCACGATCTCAGGATGCACTCTTACTGATTGCGTCCAATCCTTTACATAGTATTGCGTTTGATCTTTGTTTGCCCTTACCTTTTGATAAGGCACATGATACATTGCCCCGACCTGACCAAGTGCGTTATAATGAAGCTCAATATATACACCACCAAAAATCTCAATGTCTGTCGATACTTTTTTGAGAAAATCATTTAATGTTTCGTTCTTATTAGGTGTGATATTCTTTCGACCGCTTTTATAGGATATACCATTTCCGATAATGTAATTCACCTTCCCTAACACAATCCCATTATGCTTGCTGCTTTTGTTGATCTTCTCAAGTAAGAAGTTAGGGTAAAGATTATCCTCACCAAATTGCACATACCCTTTGCCGGGTAGCTCAACCATTGCAGGCAGCTTTACATCTGCAAATTTTATAAAACTTATATTAGGATGCATCGTACATTGTGAATTTTACGTCCTGTGAATATTGCGTGAAGCTCATATTTGTATTATCGTCTAAAAACATTAACCCGGTTTCAAGTAAGCCTAAGCCTGCAGGGTTTAAATTCGTGCTACTCGTTTGCTCATATATCTCGTACTTCCACCAGCTTTCGTGATAGTTAGCAAAGTAATCATTCACCACAATAGCAAACTCGTTCCATCTTTCCTTATTTGTAGATATATCAAAGGCATTCACCTTTACGAATTTCACCTGATCATTCGTTGCCCTGCTTGTAAATACAAACAAATAATTCGCATCCGTAATGGTTTGCTTTTCCGTTAAGGTGCAAATTAATGTCGATGTACTTCCTTTTACAAATTTAAGCATACGAATATAAATACCGATAAAAAGAAACCCCGCCCAAAAGGGCAGGGCTAACAATTCAAAACCAAACAAACAAAACTTTATCCGGCTGTCTCAAGAGCACTTGCAACGGTGCTGTTTACTTCGAGCATCGGCTCAGGCTCGCTTCCTGAGAATGTCAGATCAAATCCTGATCTGTCACCGAAAGCAGTACCAGTTCCGAGCACGCCGGTTGTAAGATCGATACCGCTCGTTCTGCCGATCAGCCAATATTTTCCGTTATTATCTTTTGCAACTGCTATCATTGTAGCTTGCGCCAAAAGTTTGATCTCATTTCTTATTGTAACATTCAATTTGTTTACAACGATCTTAAGTTCAGAAGCATAAAACACGGTGCCATTCTGAATGTTACCTGTCATATTCTCTGTCAATGATCCTGTTTCTTTAGGAAGTTCATACTTCCAGAATCTTTTACCGGATGCCTTTGTAAGACCCGTAACAACTCCACTGGCTTCGGCTATTGAAGTTACTGCACCTCTTTCGATGAAGTAAACCTCTAATATACCGCCACTGTTGTCTTTACAGTCTAATGTATATCCGGATGTGAGTGCACACGGCATGGTTATTAATTTAAAATTTTATAAGTGAAGGGAGGCTTTTACACCTCCCTGTTATTTATGATTACGCTTCGAACTTGCTTATTTCGTCTACAAATGCGAACTGAATTCCGACCTTCATTCTGGCAGTGAATTTGATGTTTTCATCATCTTCAGACCAACGAATCCAGAATTTGTTTTCTTCATCAAGAAGATCAGTTCCCAAGAAGATATTACTCATTCTGAAAGCATACAAACAAGCGTCAGCATCTGCAGCATCCAAACCGTGTACAGGGATCACTTTGTAGTTTGTGCCCGGTACGGTAAACACTGCGTTATCATCATCCCATTTAGCATCAGGAGCATAGTGGAACAAGTTTTGATCTACATAAGCTTGAATCAAATAAGAGAAAGTTCCCCATCCGCAGAAGATACGAACATCTGATTTACCTTGAATTTTAGCAGGTAAAGATTTGATCAGAGCTAAAACAGCGTTTTTAGCAATTGTCGGAGTGTTGATAGTTGTTGCAGGTGTACCATAAAAACCGGTAGTATTTGCATTTACAACTGATCCGCCAGCAGCAGTAATCAAAGTTTTGATACCATCGAACTTATTACCTAAGCCGTTAGTGCCTGCAGAACCTGTTGCGTTAGCAGTCCACAAAGCTACTTCAAGAGCTTCAGCTATTTTCTTAGCTTTTTGATCAGAGTAATCAGCAGCGAAAGTCAAAGAGTTATATTCACCACCAGCCTTTAAAGCCTGCTGAGTGTAATAAGGCTCTAGGTCTTTGTCACAAAGGATCTCGTTCACCTTCACTTTACCAACGGTAAGTGTGCGCTGCGTAAAAGTTGTGGTCCCGCTTGCATTAAAACCGCAAGAGCTATCGTCTTGAAAAAATACATCAGTATCCATTCTTCCGATTGCTTCGCTTGATTTAACACCTACGCGAACATTACCTAATGCAAGGATTTCCTTTTGTGTTCTGGCTTCGAAAACTGAGTTCTTAACCAGCAGATCTACGTTTTGCTTAGTATATGCGGCTAAGCCCGTTACATTGTATGCCATTTTTGTTTACTATTTAAAAAGGTTAATAAGTGATTGTAATTTTTCTTCTTTATTATCGATTTGTTT